GGAACGCGACGACGGAGGCAAGGAACGAGCGCGAGACCTACCGCTGTATGATCTACTGCGTTGGCAACCCAACAGGTTCCAAACCGCAGTGGAATTTTGCGAGATGGGTCAAGGCCACTTACTCCTGAGGGGCAACGCCTTCTTCAGGCTAGAAACAAGTAGGGCGGACGAATTGATTGGCATCGTCCCCCTACACCCTGACAAGATGAAATTGCGTCTCGTGGATGGGCGAGTCGAGTACCACTACGCAGAAAAATCAGGAGATCGTCGTGCGTTTAGTAGCGAAGAGATTCTCCACGTTAAGGGCCTGTCGAGCGATGGGTTGATAGGATATTCGCCGATCACGGTTGGCGCGGGTGCCATCGCCCTCAGTCAGGCAGCAGAACATTACGGCTCGCGCTTCTTCTCCAACAGCGCAACGCCCAGTGGGATCCTAACGCACCCAGGCAAGCTAAAGCCGGAGAGTCGGAGCAATATCAAAAAAAGCTGGCAAAGTGCTCATGGTTCAGGCAAGCAACACTCAGTTGCATTACTTGAAGAGGGTCTCAGTTGGACCGCATTGAGCGTGTCGCCTGAGGAAGCGCAGTTCTTAGAGACCCGCAAGTTCCAAGCGGAAGAGGTCAGTAGGTTGTTTAACATACCTCCGCACCTCTTAATGTTGCTGGACCGTAGCACGTTCTCGAACGTGGTTGAGGCCAATAAGGCCTTCAGCGTAAACTGTATCCGTCCGTGGGCAATCCGGTGGGAGCAAGCGATTCGCAAGTCCATCATCGAGAGGTTCTATGCGGATGAAGGCTTGTTCACTGAGTTCTCGATGGATGCCCTACTGAGACCAGACAAGATGGTCAGAGCGCAAGCCAGCCAAATCATGCTACAGAACGGGGCGATGAGTATTGATGAATGGCGCTCTGCGGAGAACATGAACCCGTTGGACAACAGAGCGGGCGAGGTCCATTGGATGCCACTGAACATAGCCCCGGTCAGTGTAGCGGAAGCGGGCCCTGACGAGGAGAACCAACGCAAGGCGATCCGCGACGAACTGAGGGGACTCGATTTTGTCGCGGACGACGACCTCAATCTCCGCGAACTGCGAAGCCTAGCGAACCGTCGCAAGATCGCGGACGCCACCACGCCCCTGATCGAGGACGTAGCGCAACGCCTTCTCAGACGAGAGGTGAAGGCGGTGAGGCGCATGATGAAGAAGGAACTCGCGGGGATCACCACGGGACGCGAGTTGCGTGGTACGGATTCCTTGTTCACCGCCCTGGAAGAGTTCTATGACGGTGACTTCCGTGCCGTGATCCGCGATGCGTTGTTGCCCGTGATGCGTTCGTATGGACGCGAGATCTACACCCAGGCCGCGATTGAGGTGGGCTTCCCTCCAGAGTTCACTGCTGAGTTGGAGGAGTTCGTGAGGGGATACGTGGACGTGGTGGTCATACAACACGCGAGCATGTCACGTCAGGCGCTCCAATCGATTATAAGCGCGACGCATTTCACGGAGTTGTTGAACGCACTAGAACTCAAGCTAGAGGAATGGCTCGACAAGAGAGCCAAGAAGATGGCGGTGCGTCAGACGACGGAAGGCAATGGTGCCTTCAGCAAGTTCGCTTATATCGCGGGCGGTGTGGCCAAATTACGGTGGGTCACTTCCGGTTCTGCGACTTGCCCATTCTGTAGAAAGTTGAACGGGCGAGTGGTGGCCTCATTCGAGAACTTCGTTAATGCGGGGCAAGCGTTGGAGAACGACGATCAGAAGTTGGTGCCAAGAGGCAATGTTGGGCACCCTCCTGTGCACCCCGGTTGCGACTGCTTTATTCTACCAAGCATATAGGGAGCCATGATGAGTATCGAGCATAGAGACTACAACCTCGAAGGCTTAGAACTTCGAGATGGTGATAGTGGCCAGACGATCAGGGGCATGGCTATCCCGTTCAATCGCAATAGCGCGGACCTTGGTGGATTCATCGAGCGCATCGAACCCGGTGCGGTCAAGTCTGTGGACGACACCGACGTGGTGATGCTATGGCAACACGACTCAACGGATCCGATCACCAGACAATCCAGTGGGTTGGAGCTAGAGGTCAGGAAGTCTGGCCTGTGGTTCGAGGCACCGGCGAGCGATTTCACTGAGCGCCAACTAGACCTCCTCCAACGTGGGGTGGTCCGTCACATGAGCTTCGGCTTCCTCACCATAGAGGACGAATGGCAACAGGAAACCAAGCCCGTGCGTCGGACTCTAAAGGAAATCGAGTTGCGCGAGATCTCGCCCGTGACGTGGCCCGCATACGCTCAGACGAAGGTGGCAGTGCGTAGCGCGGAGCAAGCGGGGATCGCGTTGCGTGTAGTGCCTGACAATATAAGCACCGCGATAGTGGACGACCGGAGCACCCCGTGGAGTAAACCGCGCCTGGAAGAGTTCACGTCTGACGAGTGGAGTGAACTGAGTAGCGAGGAGCGTGACAAGATTGCGGGTCACTTCACGTGGACTCCCAACATGCCACCGGACACCTTTAGCGAACTAGCCTTACCTCATCACCGGGCGTCTGATGGGAGAGTGGTGTATAGGGGCCTGGTCGCGGCTGCGGGTAGGTTGGATCAGACGAGGTTGCCATCGAGCGCGATGAGTGCGGTCAAGGCCCACTTAGCGAAACACTACGAAGCATTTGGGGAAGAGGCACCGTGGGACAGAGATGATGGCGTGTCCGTCGAGGATCGACGTAAACGCTTGAGCCTTGTGACGGTTGACCTTTAGGATGAGTTCTTAATAGATTGCATCTATGATTTACTAGATTGTATTAGGAGAGGGCCTACGGGCCCAAACGGGGCGATAACCGGACACCCTCTCAGGTGCGACACGTGACGCTTGCTCGAACGTGGGCCACCCATTGTGTACCACTCTTAATTTGACGTGGTGCCAGGGGTGGTGTATCCCTGGCACGAAAACCGGGGAGATTATGGATATTCGTCAAAAAGCGCGAGACCTCAAGAAGGAATGTGAGGGGATATTAACTGGCGCGGAATCAGAGGGGCGCACACTCAACGAGGAAGAACAGACGCGCTACGACGCGAAGTTCGTTGAACTCACGGGTGCGCTCGACCAGATCAAACGCTCTGATGAATTAGCGGTAGTTAGTGCGGGCCTAGCGGAGCCCTCAACTCCGTCAGTCGGACCCACGGGAGCGATGCCTCCTGAGGAACAGACACGCGACGACCAAGAGGTCGAGGTGCGGGTCGTGAAAGATCGGGCCGCAGAGCGCGGCTTCGATAACGTCGGCGAACAATTGCAAGCGATAGCTCACGCGAGTCATCCAGAATCGCGCTATGAGTCAATCGATAAGCGGCTCTTCTTTTTGCAAGAAAGAGGTGGTAACCCAGAGGGTGAGATCAGGCAATCAGGAGCGTCTGAGTCAGTAGCATCCAAAGGCGGCTATCTCGTGCAGAAAGATTTTGTAGATGCCATTCAGGAACGTGTGTATAGCATCGGCGACATTGCTTCCAGAGTCACCCGGCAAACCATCGGCCCCAATGCAAACGGGATCAAGTTCAATATCGTGGACGAATCTTCGAGAGCTACGGGATCCAGGTGGGGCGGAGTGCGTGGATACTGGGTAGCTGAAGCTGGTGCGCTTACTGCTTCTGAGCCTACTTTCGCTCAGATCGAAATGACGCTGAAGAAGATGGCTGCTCTGTTCTATAGCACTGAAGAGCTGTTGATGGATCAGACAGCATTGGCTGGCTTGGTAGAGAGAGTAGTGCCACAGGAGCTTACCTTCTTGCTAGAGAATAGCATCCTTGAAGGATCAGGATCCGGGCAACCGTTAGGTATCGCCAATAGCGCAGCTGTGGTCAGTCAGGCCAAGGAATCCGGCCAGACAGCTACAACGATCAACGCCACCAATATCGAGAAGATGTGGTCTAGGTTGTGGGGTCCGTCGAGAGCAAATGCTGTGTGGTTCATCAATCAGGATGCGGAGCCACAACTTACAGCGCTTGCGGACAGTAATGGCAACAGCATTTATCTCCCACCTGGTGGGTTGAGCGACACGCCATATAGCAGACTGTACAACAGGCCGGTCATTATGTCAGAGTATTGCAAGACGCTAGGAAGCGTCGGCGACATCTGGTTGGTGGATCTCAGCCAATATCTCCTGATCGAGAAGGGCGGAATTCGCAGCGATAGCTCGATGCACGTGCGCTATCTCTATGATGAAAGAGCCTTCCGCTGGATGCTGAGGGTTGATGGTCAGCCTAGCTGGAATAACGCTCTGACGCCTTTCAACGGCTCGAACACTCAGAGCCCATTCGTCAACTTAGCTGTAAGGAGCTAACCAATATGGCGGCTCAAGGATTTAGTATTGGAGAAGGCCAGGGTCATTACGTGTTAGGCACAGCTCCAGTTGATATAGACGCAGGTGCGCAGACCAGCGACGCCTTCAGCATGGCTAACTACAGCCACGCGACAATCATTATTTCGCTGGGTGTGACTGGCGCCGCTAGTACGGTGACGCTGAAGGAGAACACTGCTGCTGACGGTAGCGGAGCGACAGCGATCGCTTTCAGTTACTACGCTGAAGAGACGGCGGCAGGGGACACTACAGGCGCTAGGACCGCGGCCACGTCGAGTGGATTCAGCACGAGCACCAACGACGGCGTGTATTACATAATTGAGCTAAATGCTGAGGACCTCAGTGACGGCTCACCCTGGGTCACTGTCCATATGTCAGACCCAGGTGCAGCGACGTTCGGCTCGATTGGCATCATTTTGTCGGGTGCGAGATATGCAGAAGTTGAGGCACCGACTGCCATAGCCTAGTCGGAGTAACGCACTCGTGGGTAAGTTCGAGTGTGCAATGCGCGACAGGGGGGCTTAACGCTCCCC